TCACGTTAGTGTTAACAAAGCGGTAATAACTTGGCATCCCGTAGTTAGGATCCAGCGGGTTCTCAATCGGTTGCAGGTCAGCCCGGTCAATACGGTGACGGTCAACAACCTTTATATGTTTGAGACCGCCTTTCTTAATACTGTTAATCTTAAGTGGCTGGTCTACAGGCTGACCGTCGTCAACATTCATTACAATAAAAGCAGTTCCGTAAAGTCGCGCCCATTTATGAGCTTGATTAAAAGCCTCAGCCAAACCAACACGTTCCTCTTCCTCTACTAGCATGGCGATAGTTTCTGGTTCTATATCGCCGTTGTAGTAGCGCCATTCCCGCGTCATATCGTCTGGGATAATGTCAACCACCTTACCGGCTAACCAGTCTGTACGGTAAAGGGCGTTTAACTCAACCTGATTACCATCTGCTGAGAGCCTTTTAGCGTTAACAAAAGTAGAGTGAGAACGTTTGTCTTGGTTAGTACCAAGCTCAGCCACCAGATTCTCTAAGCTGTCCTTTAATGCCGTTTGGTCAGAGTCCATTATATGGGCCTCCTCAAAAGTATGTTTATCCACTTGGTTATCCCCGTTGTTGATAATTTAGGTTAGTGATTACTATGGTTACGTTTTTGGACGCTGTATACCCTTACATATTTTGTATTTTATATTAAAATTACTATACACATTACCCCTAGTCAGTATTGATAACCATAGTAACCATTAACCCCCCCTAAAGCGTAATTTTATCAAATTCCTATAGCGTTAGAGCTATACAACATATCCTCAAAGACAATTAGGTCCTCAACTGCATCCATTGTAGGGTCTATTTGATCGTCGTGCTTATGGGTCATCAGCGGAGTAAACTTACGGAACTCCTCTTTATAATCATTCATCCAGTCTACATTTAACGGCAAATTGATATAACCGCTGGCAAAATATTTGACAACACCCATAGCCCTAAAGACTTTGTCGGTATTACGTTGTATAGGCTCTATAGGTATCAAGTAATTCTTTTTGATTGATTGTATAAGTGATGACCCAGAGCTCTTATCCTCTATTTTAACAAGGTTGGCTCCTAGGGGTTTGTACAAAGTAGGCTTCCATTTAGTCCAGAACTCAACCAGTTTAGACTCTAATTCAGGGGCTTCCCATTTACCCCTTATTTGATCTAGCAAGTATATCCCCTGATTAGGTACTCTTCCCCAGCATTGGAATACACTATAGTCATTATGTTCTCTGGTCTTTTGCGCTGTATCTCCGTAGATACGTATCATGTCCATACCCGCTGGCATGACTTCGTAGTACCTCCAGTATTTCTCTTTGAACATACCCCCGCCAGCGGGTGAGGGGTTTTGCTGCATCTGGCTGCTAGTAGTGTAGGGATCACCGGACTCCAGGGTACGGTATTGTTCCAGGGTATGTTTGAACGGCCAAAGCATACCGCCAACGGGTACGCGGCTTGGCACGATGTTTAAAATATCCCCTTGGCTAAAAAACATAAGCAGGGCCACCGTTGAGAGCCGCCAGAACGCCGTTTAAGCTTATGGGCTTGCCGTGGGTATAGTCTTTGGGGTAAGGCTTGTTGAGCGCCTCCTCAGACAGGAAGGTAGGAATTACGAGATGGTGCCAATGGTCGCCCGAACCACCTTTAAGCAGAAACCCGGTAAGGTCGTCTTCGTGTATCCTCTGCATAATATTAATCATAGGAACGCTTTCTACGGCTAACCGTGACCGCATTGTATTGTTGAAGCGGTTGTTAATGGCGTTACGTTTTACGTTGCTGTAAGCATCGTCAGGCTTGACTGGATCATCGTTTATAAACGCCCCTGTAAACCCGCTTTCCATTCGCCCTGCCCTAAAGCCGGTTATCTGCCCCCCGCTGGCGGTTGCCATCATGCCCCCACCTAACTCAGTAAACCATCTCTTTTTACCCTTGGTATCAGTACGAGTTTGCATAGGCCAAATCTCCTGGAACTCTGGAGATTGTACAGTTTGTTTTATCTTAGAGGAGTTCTCTTGTGCTAAGTCGCCAGAGTAAGAGGTATGAATATACTTAGATCTAGGGTTAAGGGCAATCCCCCTGCTAATAAAGTTGAGTACGGCTTGCTCTGTTTTGGTATAACCTGGAGCGATATTTATTATGAGCCGATCTATATTGCAGTCAAACACGCCTTGCAATACATACTCAATGACATAATGATGCCAGTTACGGATCATCTTATTACCTTCGCGTAAGCTAAAGAAATAACGCATGAACTGTATTCCGTCATTCTCTAACATAAACTTTAGCATTCGTCTTTCATTATAAGACCATCGGTCAATATCATCTGGGAGATACAGTTCAGAACCAGTCATTAAACTTCTCCCTGAATAACTCTATTTCCTCGGTTGTTAACGGGCTTTGACCAACATCACCGCCAGCACCTGAGCCTCCGTTTAAGTCTACCTGCTTACGCTTGGGATACATATACTCAGCCATCGTTTTAGCCGCCGTGATAGACTCTCCAAGTCCTACAGGGCGATATTTATACTCACTCAATACTATGTCAACAATTTCAGCCCAATCACTAGGGTCAGGCTCACCATCTGAGAATTCATGCAGTTCGGCCACCAGTTTATATAGACGAGATATCTGCCTCGGGTCTGCACCATTCATAACAGATTCCAAGAATATAAGAGGGTCTTTGGCTTGCCCCTTATTAATAAGATCTCTCAGATCTTCTATTGTCAGTGGTTTATGTTTCATATGGTTCTTTATTAACCCGGTTAAAGTGAGTTCAATATAAACCAATAGAAGGGAAGTGTAAATTTTAGGAAAAGAAAAACCCCGTTACCGGGTTAGCAGTAACGGGGTTTGTCTGTATTGTAGGGAACCTAAATGTTATTCAATATCCTCAGCCGCTTCCAGGGGAAAGCTAAACTGCTCCTCAACCAAACCGGCAAGATACCCCTCCTGGAATACTACGCTGTACTGACCAGCACGTAGTTTCTTACCGCTGCGAGTGTAAGTGGTCAACTCCCAGAACGCTGGTCTGCCGTATACACGTTCATTGTAAACCTTCTTACGGGTCATTGTGCAAGGTGCTTCAGGATTACCCGCTGCTAATGCCCGCATAGCTTTACCGACGCTACCAGACTGTCTCAGGGCTATTGAACAAGCAATGTTACCTCTACCCGTTGCACCCATTAACCGGAGGACACTGGATTCAAACTTAATGGCGTTTTGGATATCCATTACAGTACCCTCTTAACGATAACTAATTCACCAGTAGAGACTGAGCGGTAGGTATCGTCAACAGCTAGCACCAGTATCTCATAACGGTCTTTGTCGGTACTACCTGCAAGCAACTCACCAATAATGGCGTAGCTGGTCTCGCCCGGTAAGTTGCTGAAGATAAGGGTCTCGGACTTCTTGTCGTAAATTCCGTAGCACATAACTGTATTCCTGTTTTAGTGGTTTAGACAGCTCTAACTGTCTCAGGTCTTACGCATTTAACCTTAGTACCTACCATAACCTTAATCAAGCCGGTAGGGGTAACGCCAACCTGGATGCCCTGTATAGCCTTGATAACTCTTTTTCCGTCTCTGCTGGTAACTACGATTTCAACTTTCATGGCTGCTTTCCTGTTTTGGTGCGTTACTTGACTATGAACCAAGTATACACGCTTTACGAAGAAGCGCAACACCTTTTTTCACCTTTCTGCTTAACCTTCCTCCGGGCCATATTTTGTACCTACGTAGTCCAGTACCGGGTTAGCTTAACAAAGCTCTTATCAATAACGCATTTAAATAACAAAGAACAGAAGTAGATTGAGTATTAGTATCTACAGAAGGAACTCCGCCTAATGATTTTATTAAATCATTAATGTCTTCATACAAGACAATATAACCTTGTTCATGCCTTTCTATTATAGAAGTAACCGCTTGCACCATCTTATTCTTGTCTTCTACGTTCATATCCATAAATCACCCCTTAGCGTCGTAGTTCTGCTTACTGTAGTCGGTTGCCGCTGGTGGGTTTGCTACTACCTTCTCCTCCAGGGTCTGGCAGATCAACCCAGAGCATCCAGTAATGGTGATCAGCAAAGAGTAACCGAATACCTCAAACATAGTGGTAGAGAACAATGCTGCAACGGTAATGAGTACAGCGGTAAGCTTTAACAGCGTAGATGTTTTCATTTCTTCACCTCCAGGCCGGGGTAACTTATCTTCATTCGCTCAATAGTTTTCTCAATATCCCCGCCAGCAAGGCTGAGGGCAATATCACAGGCCATCTTGCCCTTGCCGGTTATACGCATTATCTCGTTCAACTTTTCCTGTTTGGTCATGTTGTCCATTCCTCATCTTCTATGCGGTTACTTGCTATTTTAAAATACTCTTCATCTAACTCAATACCGATAAACCTTCTTCCGGTTTTTACGCAAGCAACCCCGGTTGTTCCGCTGCCCATAAACGGGTCTAGCACTGTGTCGCCTTCGTTGCTCCAGCTTATTATGTGATCCCTAGCTAAGTTCTCTGGAAATATAGCCGGATGATTGCTGTTATTGGATTGACGGCTTACTTCCCATACGTTAAATCTTCTACTGTATTCCTTACTTATTCTTACTCTATCGCTAGCGACTCTATCTTCTTTATTACTTCTGTTCTCTTTATTTCTAACTCTACCTGCTGTTTTGTTCTTTCTGTCTTCTAGCAAATTAAGAGTCTTTGGTTTACCTTTACTAAAAACAAACATATACTCAAAAACATCATAATATCTACTTTGGGTAGGGGACTGAGGGGAAGGCTTGTTCCATATCATAGTATCGTATAAACTGAAACCGCAGTCCATGGCCCATAAAGCCTGTTTAAAGCTCGTCCCTGTTTCACTACCATTAACAGTTCCGTCGCTTACTATCCAAACAATAATACCTCCTATCTTAGTAACTCTATGCAATTCCTCAAATAAAGATTTCCATACTTCTTCGTTCCACTGGTCGTTGTTGCCGTTGTATTTTCTTATATTGTCGTAAGGAGGGCTAGTTACCGTAAGACAAATCGAGTTACTCTGTATATCTTTAACGCAATCAAGGCAGTCGCCTTGCATAAGTCTCATTTCTGTTCTCCTAGTAAGGCTTTCCACATATCGCAAATATACTGAGCCTGAAAGATAGCATCATCCATAGCGTGATGCAATACCCCTCCGGACTTCTTACTGAAACCGCCACGATAGGACTCATACATATCCTTAACAGTGCGGCAATCGCGTATGTTCCAAAACTTCCAGGGTATGTCTATACCATGCTGGCGGTAGGCGTTCTCCAATATACCGATGTCAAAGGTCGCCCCATTACCCCACACTTTCGCGTCCTTTGGTAGCCAAACCGCCAGTTCCGTTAGAGCGTCTGTAAGCTCCTCCAGGCCGTTTAAGGCGTTTTGGGCTAGTGGGGTATTGGTTGACCACCATTTACGGGTCTCAGGGTCTATCAGGCGATGCTGGTCGCCCCAATCTAGCTCCCGATAGAATGTTTTGCTGCTTACGTGGTTAAACCGGGGGTCAAACACTACTGCACCAATAGAAACCACGGCGCTGTCCGGCGTTATACCCATCGTCTCCAGGTCAATCATTACGTGGTTAGCCTTCATAATTCCCATTCCTCGTCTTCTGTTATTTCTTCTACAAGTTTAACAAAACGAAAAACACTAGCGTTCGCTCTACCTTTGGTATAGACGATGTCCATGTCTTCCAAGAACCCTCTCATCTGTTGTTTGGTTGCAAAGTGGTTTGACCAACTACGCCCTTCGATAAGTTCTCTAGGGTTTTTTAAATTGTCCAAATAATAAGAGTAATAATCGGCATACATATCTTTAAGAGATACCGTGTCAGAACGATCTTCCGTACGCATTAGCTTATTCATTAGAAACCCGAACAAAGAATCTAAGGACTCATAGCATTTCATCTGAGGAGACTTATTAATAATTTTCTTAATGTTACTCTGTATTGATTCATTACCTTTGCTTAGGATTTTATACTGGTTGTCGGTGAGTTCCAATTTAATTGTTTTCATAACTTTTCTACCTGTTTTGGTTACTGGTTTAAAACTTGTAACCATTTAACCTGTTTTATCTAACCTTTGCAACCACTATTAAGATAGTTACTAAAAATCGTAAAAAAGTTACCGAATTTAGGTGTACATACCCTATAGTTTTTTAGTTTCCAATTTACAAATTTTGTACATATTACCCCCCTAGAGTTTTACTAACCATACCACCACGTTCTAATAACTAAACTAAACCTCTTTAATTTATAGTAACCATACCACCACGTTTTATTAACTAATATAATCTTACCCACCAAAAAACCGCTCTGGTTAAATGGTTATCAAATTAAGTCTCAGACAACTCCTTTTGTCCTAATGGTTACAATGGTTAGGTAAATTACAAATCCTGGTCAAAATCATCAACAATTTCTTGCTCAATTTTGATATACCGGAAAACTTTCTTGTTAGCCCTTGCACTGGTATAAATAATATCCATATCTTCCATGGCTGACCTAAACTGCTGTTTTGTTCCCATCTTCTTAAAGTTATAACTCATGGCCCAATCACTAAATATCCTATAAGCATCACTCAACTCAACCGTATCGCTGTACTCTTCCGTAACAGTTACCCGCTCACTTATAAACAGTGCAACCGGATTAGACTCGTTCAACCAAGCTTCTTTAGCTACCTTGCAGGAACTAGGCTCCAAGAACTTGGTACGCGCCCTTAACCTTTGCAAACCCGCCAGCGCCGTATTCAATACCCCTGCTATTTCCTTTTCAGCAATTTGCTCAGCTAAATCAGTTATAGCACCTTGCTCATGGAACCCCCGGTTAAAGGGTATGACCATAGCCCGGCGACGGAAACCCCTGGATATGTCACGTGTAGACGGAAACCCGTTACTCAACATGGCTACAGTACATATCTTGGTAAACTTAAACCCTTGTACCCCTTTAGGGTTTGCAGTTAACTGACCGTCCTCAGAGAGCTTCTTAAGCGTACCGTCTGGTAATATAGTGTTACGGCTAAGGTCATCATCGTATACCAGCAGTTTACCCACCAGTTCCGCCAATGCGTGATTATCACCGCCTGCTCCGCCTTTAAACCTGTCAATGCTTTCTGGTAATACCGCGTCGCCTAGTAAGGCGCTAATAACTTTCATCAGTGTAGTTTTACCATCGCCCCCTGGGCCTTTAAGCAGCCACCAGTGAGCAGGGCGTTTGTCCGGGTGTAATACGTAACCCATAAACTCTTCAAAGTGGCGTATGATGTCCTCACCGTCCTTGAAGTTAGCAAATGTACGTTTAATAGCAGCGTCGTATATTGGGCATTCCGCACCTGGAGTGTAGTTAACCCCTAGTACCTGCAATAGGAAACTAGAGGGTCTGTGCTTCTTAAGCTTAACGCTACCATCATCGGCAATCCATAACTCACCATTGTTGCAGTTGATAACCGGGTAAGGCTTCTCGCGTAACCTTAGCGCGTCTTTGCTGGTTGCTGTGATACGTGTAAGGGTAGCCACTGCCTCACCTACTATGGTCGTCTCCTTTACATTAACGTCCATCTTCTTACGCATAAGGTCCAATACTTCCGTAACCTTTTTTCCAACGTAAGCACTGGTAATCGGTTCCCAGAACTTACCGTTATAAGCCCAAAACTGACCGTTATTATTAAAGACTAACCCCTTGCCCTTGTAGAATTTACCTTCTAAAGTCTTTTCCGCCAGTATACGACCAAGGTCTTCATCTAGTTTGTCTTTTATTTGCTGAACAATACCGTTGATTTCAGCTTTAGTCATACCAAGGGTTTTCATCAATATTTTCATTACCCTTGCTTGCTCAATTGTGCCAGCGTGTAACATAGCCCGTAACGCCTTAACAATTTCATCTTCATCACTATTGGAATGTAGCTTGTTTGCGATATCTGTAGCGACCCCTGGACTAAACCCTTCTTTTGTTTCTTGCTCTGACATTATATCATCAAAGTCAATTTCATCCTCAGGTTCTATTTCTTCCTCAGTATCATCCGGTTCATCAAACTTTTCAAAATCACTTTGAGCGCTCACAATACTGGTGTCACCACCATAAGCCAATACAGTTTTGAACAATGTATTAACCGTGTAGTTTAAACCCTTACCACCTAAGCTGTCCCATCTTGCCCTTATAAGCTGGTCATCCTCTTCAAACTCCAGGTCACCGCAAGACCATTCTATAAACTCTTCAATACCTGCACCATTAGTACCATGATGCGATGCACATAAAAGGGGGAACCATTTATCATTGGAACCAAAGTCTTCAATCGGTAATTGCTCCAATAACCCTTCTAACTGTTCAGGGCTGAGTGTACCGGCTTGCGCTTGGTTAGCTGGCGGCTCACGCTTTAGCAACTTAATCAATCGCCCTGGAATAGTAGGCTGTTCACCAAAAACAGGGCAAAAGTCATCCCAGCGGTAGTATTCAGCATTAGGATGTTTGCTACCAGCGGCAACCACTTGGCGACCCTTGGTCTTAAACTCTATACCGGGGTAATCATCGTGCATCTCTTTTATAAAGCAGTCAGCCGGTTTAACCATGTAATAATGGAACCCGCCACTACCTGTTATAACAGTAGGACATATATCTGCTAAATCCGGTACGCCTAAAAACTTACAAAGCTTTGCAAGGCTGTCTTCACCGGGTTTAAAATTACGGTGGTCAATATCAATAACAAGGTCACACTCACCCAACCGATAGCCGACGTTGTGGCCCTTTTTAGCCAGTGCCAGCGCCCTGTCCGTATTTTTGTCAGTGGTTGTCCAGTCACCTTGTAGGGGCGTTTTACCGCGTAGTTGGATTTTACCTTTGCGAACCGTTTGCTTGTTCCAAACGTGCAACGGTATAAGGTCTGCTCCCTGCTCTACATAGGGTTTTAACTGTTCATTGTCTACAATCATGTTGCACCAGTTAAAAGGAAGTTTCAGGGCGGAGTCTTTCAAGCGGGAATTCTTGTTTCAGGTATCCGTTAGCCTGTACCAGTTCCGCACCTTCTAAACTTATTCGCCCCCGGCTAACCCAACTATTAACGGTACTTACCGGCAACTTTAGCATTCGGGCTAAGTGGCTATTATTACCGGCATACTCTATCAGCTCTTTAAGGGCTATTTCTTGTAACCCACGTAACACTATTAAAGGGGGAGCAGACATTCATAATTCTCCTTGGTTTTTGGTGTATAAAGCTAGGCGGTTACTATAGTCACAAAGAAACCAATTTACAAGCCTATAACCGCGTTAACAATACGGGCCAAAATAAGGGCTTGCCATACCCGGTAAACCCTGTATAGTTGTTTCCACTGGCCGGGACACATAAGCAGTTAAGCCAGTAAAACAGACTAACCACAATTTAAGGGTATTATGATGGCTAAGGTAATTTACGAAATTGAGATGAATGCTGAAAACGCACCAATGATTGACCAAGTAAACCGGCTACTATTGGGCAACGGTTACAAAGCAGAAACCGCTGTACCTGCAAAGACCGAAGCCAAACCAGAGGCAACCAAAACGCCAGCAAAACCAGCAGCCAAGGTTGAGAAAGAAACCCCGGCAACTGACAGCAATGAGATGTCACTGGTTGACTTTAAAACAGCCGTTAAGAAAGCCAAAGCCGAACACGGTGAAGACTTTACTACTGCTACATTGGTAGCCAACGGCGCTAAAGCCGGTGATCCGCTGGGTCGTATGGTTAGCTCCATTGACGCCGACGATTATACTGACATTGTTGCCGCCTTTGTAGCAGGACCGGCTGAACAAGCCGAAGAAGCTGAAGAAGACGACTTTGAAGATGAAGAAGAGGAAGACACTAGCGAAGTAACAGCGGATGCCGTTAAGGTAGCGGCTAAAGCCTACGCCAAAGAAGTCGGCCGTGATGAAGCCAAAGAAATTATGAACAGTAACGGCGCTGCAACTCTTACCAAGATTGCTGACTGTACTGCTAAACAACTCCAGGCTATGTTCAAAGCCTTTACAGCGTAATAGCCTCCAGTTCCTGCTCTGGGTTAACAAAAGCAGGGTTATTAGGAAAGCAATAAGTTTCCCTAATAACGGGTCTTTAGCTTAGTTGGTTAAAGCGTCCGACTCATAATCGGTAGATCGTTGGTTCAAGCCCAACAAGACCCACCATCTTCTAAAACAACGATAAGTGAAAATAGTTGTTGCGCCTCTTCGTAAACCCTGTATACTTAGTTCATAGTCAAGCAAAACACCAAAACAGGGAAACAGCAAAATGGCATCTTTTAAGCAAAGCGAGTTTGAGATTAACCAACTACCAGAACACGCTTCATCGCTAGGTATGTCCGGTTTTGAAATTGACGATTACGGTTATACTAAAAACAGCCACGCCGAAGCAGCTTGTGATGAAGACTCCTACATTACCACCATACAAGATGATCAGGGTCTTTGGCATTGCGTATCGGGCAAATAATAAAACAGCCAAAACAACGATAAGTGAAAATAGTTGTTGCGCCTCTTCGTAAACCCTGTATACTTAGTTCATAGTCAAGCAAAACACCAAAACAGGAAAGCAGTTATGAGCAAGCAAATTACCTTCTCAGCCAAAAACATCCCAACTTCTTCAATCCTTGAGTTCCAAACCCGTCCAGACGGTACTCGTTCCATAAGTATTCTAGACGGCGAAGTTGCCCGCCGGTTAGATGTTGTTAATGGGGTAGTTACCCTGGACTTCCGTTCTAATGAATTTTGGTTGGGACCTTGGCTCCTAAAACACGGAGTCAAACTATTACCACCAAAACACTAATTTATTAAAGAGGGCTTCGGCCCTCTGCAGCCAAAACACCAAAACAGGAAAACAGGAAAACAGTTATGTCAGACTCACGTATTATCCGCAAGATGAAATCCCTAATGGCTATGGCTAACGATAAGTCTAGCGAGAACGAGGCAACCACTGCTCTCCGCCAGCTACACACCATGTTAGCCAAGCACAACATATCTGTAGAGCAGCTTGACGAGCCTGAGGAAGAGCAGGTTGACGAGTATTGCGAAGAGTTTAAAGCTCCGCCCTGGAAGCGTCAGGTGGCTATGGCAATAGCAAGGCTTTACTTCTGCGAAATGTATTACGCCAACCTTGGCAAAGGCAAAGCGAATATCTTCTTTGTTGGCACTGAGTCCAACCGTACCTTTGCAATGTGGGTTTTCAAAATGGTAACTACTTCCATTGAGCGAGATGCCCGTAAAGAGTCCCGCGAAATATACGGTAAGGAAAACTGCTCTTTTGTTAATAGCTTTTGGACTGGTGCTATGAAGCGTATTATATTCCGCTGTAAAGAACTGGTTAATCAGGCCAAAGCTGGCGACCTACAAGACGACGAGGGTAACACCTTACCCGCAATGGTGGACCTGTATACAAAACACTTGAGCGAGGTAGAGGGATGGCTCAGCGCCAATAAAAACCTCAAGCAAAGAGCAGCACGTACTCAGGTTAAAAACCAAGCCGGGTACAGCAGGGGAACAGCAGCCGGTGACCGGGTACAACTTAGCCGCGCTATACAAAGCCAGTCTTCAACCAAACTGATAGGCTGATAATTATGAGAGCTATGGTATAGGTTTGTTTGCCTTTATTATAGCTCTCATCTTTCATATTAGATTTAACAGTAAGGGTTATCACTTTATG